GTTCTAGAGACAAAGTAATTCAATTTGTAATGTTCATCATATGATGGAAATATTAATCTTCCACCATATGCTCCTTCTGGACAATATCCTATATTATATCTGAATACATCTATAGCGGTTATGCCGCGATCTTTTAGATAATTAATAGCTTGATGCAATTGCATTGATACGGTGATATCTGTAATTTTTTTTAGATCTACCAACGGTATATATTCTGGCGGGAGTGCTAAATGATGTTGTTTTGTTGCATCATCTTTTGAATAGACATGCAAATTTTTCTTTCCAAGTATCTTGGATAGCTTGGCAAAGTGATCTTGATCTGCATTTATTTTCTTGAATAAAGACCATATTGATCCGCCGCGTTCATTCGAAACCCAGCAATGCCAGAAATTCTTTTCATCGTTGTTAAGTGTGAAATCAATCTCTAACTTTGGTTTTTGATGATGGATGAATGGAGAAAAGAAGGAATAATTATTCCCAGAAGTTCTTCTACCTCTTCCCAAAACTTCCTCTACTAATGACAATAGATCGTTATTAATCATTACGTGTTATTCGTGATAATAACATTTAATATACAAATATTTGACTAGATTGGCAAGAAAAAATTATCGTTTGACTAGATGCATTCATTCAACCATTCAGTAGGAATTGTTTTTGCAGCCCATTTCCATCCTCGTTTATCACAATATTGCGCATAAGTTGTTTTGCTTCCCTTATACAATTTTGCATTTGGATTTGAGAAAATGAATCTGAGATCAATGGTTGGATACTGCTCAAATATGTGATCGAATTTTAATCTATCTGTCTTTACCCAGCGTCCTTTTGTTTCTAGATATAAAGTATCGCCAGATTTCTTTGTTAAAATAAAATCTGGTGTATATGTGTGATTAGTCTGCGGTACAACATATGATAATTTTTGAGTCTCATAACCGTATTTCTTTTTAGATTTCTTCAAAGATTCATTTAACTGATCTTCCAATCCTGAGCGGAAGCCGTGCTTTATTGCAACTTTATTAAACTTCATGTTAACTCTTTATAGATTTTAATGTACCAAACTTCCAGCCATTATTAATATAGTCTTCAATGTTACACTTCATAACTTGTGTTTGGATTCCATCTCGTACCATCCATCTGCGTCCACGTCGTGCATCTCTATATTTTTGTTTAGTTTCTTCAGACTGTTTTTGTCCAATATGTGAATTAGAAATTTTATTTCTTGTTTCTTGAGAAAGTTTTCGTTTAGAATTAGCGATGCCAATTTTTTGTCTATGCTCTATCGAAAATTTTTTACCACTATTTGCAATTGATAGTTTTTTTCTAGTTTCAGTTGATACTGGCTTTCCATATAATGGATGTTTATCACCAGCATGAATTCCAATGTGAGATTTACTTAACTTAGCACGATGTTCTTCAGTAATTATCATGCCAGCATTTCCGTCTCCGCCATCAGTCATATTTACCAAAGAACCAGTTTTTAAATCTCGTCTTCCGTATTGTTTTATTAATCCAATTTCAATATTACATGCTGTATTCCAGTCTATGTTTTCATACATAATTTCAACTATATATCCAACTTTATTTACAATTCTATGCCAATGAATATTTCTATTTTTTCTGCTATATGGCCTATTCAAATCAATACCAATACCTATATAAAAAACTTCTTTAGTATCTAAGCGTATATGTTTATAAACAATAGCCATATTAACAATCAAATCTAATTATGAAATTCATATCTGTGTCATCTCGTTTTTCGGTTGCACTCGATAATTTTGCAACTGCTAATAATTCATAATCATCACTGTACAGTCCTATTGTAGTTATATAAGGATTAAAAAATGAAGATGTAACATAATTCTCTACAGATCTAGCGTTTGGATCTTTATCTAAATACACGCTTGGATTCTGTGTAAAATTGTATTCAGACTTTCTAATCTTACATGTAATTTCATGTTCATAAAAAGTTGTAGTACTTCTAAATGATCCAGAAAATCCGTAAGTCAAATTATTATAATCTAAGTTACCAGTATTTCCTAACCATGCATTATGATACTTTGGTCTTGGGTCTGAAATTACTGCGGTACCAAACTTGTAAAAAATATTACCTACTCTATTAGTTTGATATGCATACCCATTAGCAAAAGAATTATTTGCTAAGTATGAAATTTCTTGCGATGTTAATCCTTTACCGTATACTCTAATTTCATCCAATGATCCAGAAAATGCTAGTGGTGCAATTCCATTACTTCCTATGAAGAAATAATTATCATTAAGTACATTACCGACGATAGATGCAGTAACTACAGAATTTAATGTTCCGTCTATCCATATTTGATAATATGATGAAGTCTTTTGGCATACAACATGATGCCAGCTTCCAGTTGCCAATGCAGACGATGTTACGGATGTAGACATTGCATCAGATGCTTGTTTAAATTGAATAGAGTATGGCGTTGAATGCGTTCTATTTGTTAGCACAATATCAAACGGATATTTATTTGATATTGATTGTTTCTTAGATGAACTCATTGATCTAGCTTGATGATCTAATGTATTTACACTTGCCATAGTGTTTTTATTAAACAAACTATTATAAGTGTTACCCTCATTAGATTGAGTAGCTGGTGTATTTATCCAAAAGCTAAATGCAAAATCTCTAGTTGACTTGAAATTAAAATTGTTATAGGTATCAACTTCTAGATACCCACCATTAAGTGCAATGCCAACACCAGAAGACTGCGAAGTATCTGTTGTTAAAATACCACTCACATAAGAAACATTTTTTGGAGATATAACACTAATAGAGTTATTGTATTCAGATTCATCCATCACATATGGAGATTGTTTATTTCTAAAGTTATATTCTCTATACTTTTCATTGAATCCAATATACATGACTAAATAATCTGGATCTACAAACTTATTTGTATCATATGTATCATCTATTAAATTACCATGTCCATCATCGGTAACAGAATACTGCAATGATGATGCAGTATTTACATTAGCCATTGTAAAACTATTTTTCTTTATGCCTTCACCAAAAACATCTTGCGGTATAATCATTACAGAGCTAGATTCAGCCAAATATGTTTTTCTCTTATTATCCGTCAACAATACTGGTTGTTTGTCCCAATTATAATTTGTATAGTATGCATTATCTAACTGATACCAAATCATTTTTGGATCTATACTTTGTGTGGTAAATACACGTTGATATAATGATGAGGATAAATTAGCTACGTTTCCAAAGTATCTGTCATTCTCTGGATAGTATGCTCTATAAACTTTTATTCCGCTATTACCAAAATAATTTCTATCTTGTAAGTTAGTTGTTATTTCCCACAGTTTATTAGCTTCAAATGGGCGAACAGTATAGTCACCCTTTTGGAGTTTTTTCCAAATTAAATTTACAGTATTTCCAGTTTGAAATGACATATTAGTTTAGTTTAACTCTAACTTGAAATGTATAATTATTACCATCATTTTTTAATACAGGTGTTTTTAATTTACCTACCGCAATCAATTCTTTATTTCTATTATACATACCAATAGTTGTGATGTATGAATTTGGTTCTCTTTTGAAATAATCATATTTGATTGTGTTATCACTTCCAGTGACATAAGTATAATTAGTTGAATTATTAAATTCAGAATGTTCTGCTCTACAGAAATAAGTTTCAACTATATCAGTCTCAGCAGATCTAGCGAAAAATGATCCAGAATTTGTTCTTACAAGATTTCGAGTTGCAGATCCACTTATGGACACAAATAATTTTCTACTATTATCACCATCAACATATGATGCAGTTACAGTATTGAAAGAACAAGATTGATCTAGAACTACACCATCTAAGATGATAAGTCCCATATTTGGAAATACAATTCCCCATGCATCATCAGTAGATTCCCCATATAAGCCGTCTCTAAGTGATCCAGACGATATATAATAATACTCTTGGTGTCCACCGTTGTCTGTTATTTTTTGAAGCGTGTCACCGCTTTCATCTATGAGTGTGTATAGTACACTAGAGGATTGATTAGCTCTGTAATTTGATCCAGTATTAAATAACTGATTTGCGCTTCCAGAAAGAGGGCATAAAGTTATTTCAAAATTTCCAGCGTCTAATTTATCACGCATAGAATCTCTGTCTAGTTGTATAGCGTAGAAATAATCCCCATTCTTTCCATTCTTAAATGGAAATTTAATACGTGAATTACCAAAGCATTCTAGCATGTATTTACTATACATAGCTTTTGCTGGTAAAAAATTTAACTCGTGTTCAACATATGAAGAACCCGATCCAGATATGTGTGCGTATGCAATATCGAATTGATGAAATGAATCTGCTGATCCATATTGTTTATTGTATACAGAAGTGTAGTATTTTAAATTCTTGCTAGATAAAGAACCAGTAAAGAAAGTACTTAATTTTTCACCAGCGCATTTAAATAATCCATAAGTTCTATGTTTTAAAATTGGTAATGAATAGTCAGAGACCTTTGATATTTTTTTATAAACATATACATCATTATCATCTAAAGTTAGTTCCTCAATTATATCGTCTATTAACTCATCAAATTCATCTTCTGTATTAGAAGCATCTATTAAATTTGAACTTGTATTACTTCCAGTAGTTTCTATTCGTATAAAACTGCCAGTGTCATCTAACATAAATCCATCTAATTCAGAAATAGAATGTCCAGAATTATTTTGTGATTCTGTTCCAGATTGTAATGCAACCATTTGCGATATTACAAATGCTCTTAATTTTTCTATCACTTTAGTTCGTATTACCGCATCTATTTTAGCAACTCCACTTAGCGCATCTATTGAACTAAAAATAAAATTTGTTTCTACTTGCAGCTCACGTAATTTTTGATTTACTTCATCCATTGAATGAACTGAATATGCAGCTGCATGATTTCTAAAATCAATTTCAGCTGCTGTCTCTGCATACGTGTCTAAATCGGCAGGTGGTATTGTGTATAAATCTCCAGAATATGATGGCGGATCAATTGGAAATCCTCCCATTATATCTACTAAGTCTGATGATGATTTATGCACTGCTAATTTTGGATTTGTAAATCCACGTATATCAATCATTTCATATCTATACTGTGCATTTTCAAAGTAACCAATTATAACTTCCAATTCTGGTCTAGTTACTAGAAATACATAGCTTATATAACGAATAGAATCTGGATCTTCGCTGTAAACATATTTTGGAGTATTTAAATCTTTGGAATTGAATTGCCAAAATTTCTGTAGAGGAATTCTGGAATTAATGGATCTCTTTTCGGTATCTTGCTTTTTAAATCTAAGTAATACTTTTAGAGTTTTTGAATAGATTGGACTTACATTAGTAAATAACTCCAAATTACGAATCTCTTCGTCATCTAGATATCCTACTTCATAATTAAAATCATCGTCTGGATCTTGGGCATTAAAGCGATCTAGATCTATGTCTTCTTTGGCTGCAAAAAATAGTGTCTTTGAGCTATTCGAAACTATTTCTATGGTTCTGCCAACAGCTAATGGAGCTGCAATCTGTCCTTGCCAGATTGAACCTAAGAACCCAACTTCGTTAATTTCATATATTGCTGCC